TCTTGTATCATCAATAACCTCCTCATAAGTTATTCGATTTATCTCGTCTGAGTAATTATTTCCGAGATACTCCCATTTTATACTCTTTTCTCCTAGTTTGTCAAGTATTGCATTTTCAACGCTTTCAGCCGTATCTTCTGCGTGTTCTATTTCAAACTTAGCATGATGGCTATAAGCCCAAATATTAATGAGAGTTTTTTTCATTTACACACCTTTATAGTTAAAAAAGGGGCCGAATTATGTCGGCCCCTTAAATTATTTATTATGCGCCAGGATTTCCGTAGATTCCTCTTGGATCAGAGAAACCAAATACGTATCTTTCTCTAGCTTTGTATCTAACATTACCAGTATCGAAGTCGCCTTCCATAGTAGTTTTGATAGGTGATCTGCTAAAATGCTTAAGACCATTAGGTACATCTGTTTTAACAAACCATGCATCTGGGTCAGTTAAGTAATGGTTAACTACGTAACCACCAGAAACCATTCCCATGTTTTTGATTGCATTGATATCGTTATCAGCAGTACCTGTTCTGCCTTCAGTGTTTAACAAACGATCTGCTACGAATTGCAGTTGAGGTGGAACTATCATTTTAGTTCCTCTCGCTGCGATTTTTAAGCCTCTTTCATCTGTAAGAGCTGAAATGTCAATCATCGCTTGCTCTAGAGAAGTTTCATTACAATCAGCAGCTACTGCTGGTTGATTTCTGAAAGTTCCTGCAAGAGTAGGGTGAGTTGTATTTCCTGCTCCGTCATTTCCGAAAAGAGCTACGCCGTCACCACCTGCAAATGTATTGTTGAAACCGTTATTTAAAACAGCTGCACCTTTTACATTTTTAGTAGAGGCCATAGATCTTGCTAAAGCTTTTGTATATCTAGACGCAAGTCTGTCATACAAGTTATCCTCAATCGCTTCTTCAGTGATTGCGAACGCTAAAGCGATCGTTTCGTTAGTGTATCTAGCAGTGAAAGTTTCTTGTGCATCGTCAAACTGAACGCCTTGGCCTTCAGGTTTAACTGCTGCATTTCCGAAACCAGATAACATCACTTCTTCTTCGAACGCTCTGTCTGAAGATTCAGTATCAAATATCTGTGTTGTTTCATCTGCATATTGTCTGTACTCAAGTCCGAATAGTGCATTCAAACCTGGTTCTAGTTCTTTAACTAGTTGTGCTCTTGATATTGCCATGTTTTATTCTCCTATTCTATGACTATGCTAAGTAAGCGTTTGCTTGTGGGTTGTAAGAGATAATAATATCTGCACCAGCTGCTGTTAAATCATTTTGATTTGTAACATTTGCTGATCTTACAAGTTTCCACATGTAGTTTGCAGTTCCAGTTGTATTAGCGATATCTAGTGTACAATCTGATTGACCATCTACACCGGCTCCAGCATCATTTAAGTTGTAACCTGTGTTAGTCAATGTATTGAAACTAGCTATACCTACTGCTGCGTCTGCTCTAGCTGTATACTCTTGGTGTGGATTAGTGTTTACAAAAGCAGTAATATTATTACTACCTGTGTTGTAATCTACACTTGAAGTTTGAGCTGCTGCTAAACCGTTAGTCCAAGTTGGTTTTCCATTTGCATCAACAAAAGTTGCGCCATTGAAAACACCTAAACTTCCGTTAGTGTTAGCTGTGTTATGTGCCCATGTATTACCACCAACAATACCATCTGTCATTAGGGCAGCTGTTTGATCTTGAATGTGTCCAAGAACACCAGCTCCACCTGCTGCAGTTTGCATTGCTACAGGAGCACCTTTGAAAATAGCTTTAGTAGCCCCTGGGCTACCGCCGCCTTGAACTGTGAACTCAGATTGACCACCTGTAGCTGGAGTATTTCCAACTGTCATAGTCTGTCTGCATCCATAGCCCGCTGTTGAGTTATTTGCCATATCTTATTTTCCTTTTTATGAACCTGCCGTCGTTAAACGGCTTCCAGTTCGGTTTAATTTATTTTGTTGGTAAGAAATTACTAAAAGATTATTTCTTTGAACCACCAAAAGTTACACGAGTCTGCCTCTCTTGATTGATTGGCATACTTGGGTGCTGTTCCTTTAGAAGATCAGAATTTACAGCTTCGTCTCGTTCTTTCGTTTGGTTGCGATAGTACGATTCACGCTGTTGTGCGATTTCTTCAGGTATCCTTGCCAGCACAAGGCCACCAACACCAATTACACCTTGGTATTTGCCTGATTTGTGATCCATAGTTGGGTATTCAGATTCTGGATATTCGTCAGCTCTAACTAACTCCCATCCTTCTCTTAGTCTTGCTGCTACATTTTTTGTATCATCATTACCAAGAATTTCTACTCTGATCCATCTATGTCTGTACCCTTTGGGTGCAGGCGGTGCATCTAGTGAGTTGGGTGGAGTCCAAGTTGTAGGTTTTTTAACCTTGTCTCTTGTTTGACTCGCACGAGAAGTTTTGATTTTTTCATTTTCCATATGCCTATACTCCTTCCGTGATGTTATTTACTTGTTTCGCATATTCTTCGAGTGGCACGCCTATTCTTTTAGCAATTGCTACCTGTGATGGCGAGAGTTTCACAGTCTTTTTGCGTCCTGATTTAGCCGAACGATTAGCTGAAGCTACAGTTTGAGCAGGTTTTGCTCTTTCCGTAGAAGTGTTTTCTATCTTATCAAATTTATGCGGAAATTCAACCCTTATTCTTGAATCAACTTCTTCATAATATTCGTCAGATTTAGGGTCATAACCCTCTTCTTCTACAAGCTTTTTATGTATATCAAAAGCCGTATAAGTCATTGCAGTATCATTACCAAACCAAGTATTTTTAGATGCCCACTCTTCGGCTCTTGGATCAGCTTGTTGTTGTGGTTGTTGTTGTTGAGGAGTTACTCTAACTTCTTTTTCTTTAGCAACTTCTGCATCTTCTATTTTCATAGCATTCAATCTTGCATTTTCTACAGTTAGATTTGCTAACTGTTCTTGTGCTGCAATTTGTGCTTCCACATTTTGTGACTCAATAGCATTTTTAAGAGCTAGTTTAGCTGCTGCCATACTAGTATTAACTCTACTTTCAAATTCACTAACATAAGTTTTATCTAATTTAGATAATCTTTGTTCTGCTTGATTTTTTTGCTGAGTAACTGATTGAGCATAATTAACAGCTTCTTCTCTCTGTCTTTCTGCTTCTCTCATTTTACGAGTTAATTTAGCAATACGTTTTTGAACGCCTTCACTATATTCTTTTAACTCATCTTTTTCTTCAGGTTTTTTTTGGTCTAACTTTACCTGTTTCTCATTTTCATAAGTTTTATCTTCAGGTACTTGTTCGACTTCAATCTCTTCTTTTACTTCCTCTTGTTTGACCGCTTCTCCCTTATCATCTAAATTAATTTCAGCTCCTTCTGTTTCGCCTACATCAATTAGATCTTTTTTTTCTTCTGGCATAGTTTCTCCTATGTGGTTAAATTAAATGAAGTAGTGATTCAGGATCTTTAACAGTTCCTATCACTTCATCATCGTTTAGTATTCGCACTTCTCCACCTTCTATTGGTAATCTTGAACCCGCGTAACGAGCGAAGATAACCCAATCTCCTTTTTTACACCAAGGCTCACCAAATTTATCTTTATCCTTGTATGCTAAATCTCCCATCTTTAGAACATAACCACATGTTGTGGCTATTCTTGCTCTATCTAAAGATTCTTGAGAAAATAATATTCCACCTTTTGTTTTGTTTTTTGGTGTAAAAGGTAAAACTAAAATTCTATAACCAGATGGTTCTGGTAATTGATCTACAGTATCTTGTCCAATATTATCAGGATTTAATGCTTCAGTTTCAGGAGGTAATTCTTTTTTTTCTTCTTCGTATTTATCTTGAAGTCCAAGTTTAATTTTTGGTACTTCCTTTTCCGATGTCGATAACGTTTCCTTGCTCATCTTTTTGCTCCTTGGGTTTTAGCAGGTTAGAGATATCCTGTAATGTTAATTGTATAGCGTGTGCTTGTCCTACTAGATACTTATATTTCTCCATATTGTCAACCCCTCCAGCTAGGATTGCATCTCCGATTTGTTGTAGTCTGTCTTGTAAAGATTTTTGTATCTTAACTATTAATTGAATGTCGTCCATTACTCTTCTCCTTGTTGTTCTCGAAAATCTTCTAACACTTCAAGTTTTTCTTGAGCTGCTGCAATTTTTTCGAATTGTTTATCTACTTCATCAATGTGTTGTGGATGTTCTCCAATACCTACTGAATTTTCTAAATATATTTTAACAGTTGCATCTGCTTCTGAAATTTGAGCTTCGTATCTAGCTTCTAATGCGTCTAGTATTGCTTTTTTCATCAACACTTCCACCTACGTCTAGCTTGTCTTATTCTAGAGTTAGGATCGTTTCTTGTTTTAGCTGATGAATTTCTTAATTGTCCAGCTGATCTAGCACAATACGATTTACGTCTTTTAGATGCTTTAGATCCAGCTTTTACTTTACCGGTTACTGCTGTTTTTAATTTACTACCAGGATTAGCTGCTCTATATGCTCTAACACCTTTAGATGTCATTCCTGCACCAGATTTTGTAGATCTATAATTTGCTCCAGCTCCTTTTGTAGTTCTTCTAATTGTTCCACCAGATTTAAAACCCGGTGCATCAATCATTTTACCATAATATTTTTTAGAACTTGAATTACTTAAACTAACAGGACCAGAAGATCCTTGAGCTTCTTTTTTTATATAACTTCCAGTATATTTAGCATCTGGCATTCTCATATTTATACAATGTGAGTTTTACCACAAAGTAAACAAACTTTAATGGGTTGAGGAATTTTTACAAATTCTGTTGGACATTCACATCTTTTGCCAAATATTCTATCTATAATTCTTTTAAATAGTTTTTTCATTAGCCTCTCATTTTTTTTAATGTTTGTGCAAGTCTGGCTCTTTGTCCTATCTTACCTTTTTTCTTAGCAGCGGCTGCTAATTTTTTTGCAGGAATCTTTTCGCCTTTTTTAATGCCTAAAGATTTTCTCAACGCCCCTGGTTTCTTAATTGCTTTTTGAATCCATTTACTAGCCATTATGAATTCTTTCCGTAAGCTCTGCCTTTTCCTCTTTTCGCCATTCCACAACCTCTGACTTTACCACCTTTTTTATAACCTCTTTCAATTTCACCAATGACTCTTTTTTTTTCTGCTCGTCTATTTGGATTCATCTTTTCAGAATCAATTCTTCCTAATTCTTCAAGATTATTCATTCTTCCTGTGTTCATAAATTACCTATTTATTTTTCCAGATTTTTTAGCTTTAGAACCAAATCTTCCGTAAGACTCATCTCTTGAATCTTTAAGTTGTTTTGCAGTTCTTTTTTTTCTTACTCTCATAGCGATAGATTCATCTTTTCTATCTTTGTATCCCTGTTTTTTCTTTTTAACAGATCCACCTTTTTTCATACCAGAACTTCCATATGGAAATCTTACTGGTGATCTTACTCCATTTTGTCTCATTA